CAATGCACACAATGGCGAAATTATTAAACACAACTCAACCATATCTGCTATACAACAATATATTACCAAACTGAATAAAGAGATCACCGATCTCTCTTCAACCAAAGACAATCTGGAAGAAGAGAATGAGAAGTTGAAAGATTTGAAAAGTGAATTGACAACATATACTGAATCGTATGAAAAACTTGTTTCGTTGAAACATTACCATGAATATGCCAGCACTCTACTGAAAGATACTGGTATCAAAACAAAGATCATCAAACAGTACTTGCCGATTATGAACAAGTTGATCAACAAGTACCTGTCTTCAATGGACTTCTTTGTCAACTTCAATATTAACGAAAACTTTGAAGAGACAATCAAGAGTCGGCACCGCGATGAATTTTCATATGCTAATTTTTCCGAAGGTGAGAAACAAAAGATTGATATGGCATTGTTGTTAACTTGGCGCCAAGTTGCCAAATTGAAAAATAGTACCAATACCAATCTGTTGATATTGGATGAAATATTTGATAGTAGTTTGGATACGGCTTCTGTTGAACTGTTGATGAACCTACTAAAAGAGTTGTCTTCTGATACAAACGTTTTTGTCATCTCACACAAAGGTGATCAACTGTTTGATAAGTTCCGTTCCGTTATTAAGTTTGTAAAGAAGAATAATTTTTCTGTGATTGAGAAATAAAAGGAAACAAAATGAGTACTGATGAAGTTGTATTATACGATACACAAGAACAAAGTAAGGTTGCGTCAATTGCACCAATTTTTAAACTTGTTCCTCCAGATTGGCCAACTCTTTACCAAGTGTTGCCAGAGTTTAACTTTAAGAAACCACCCGTTAATCCGGCAGAGTTTGCTTCTTCTCTGGTAGAAACCTGTAAAACAAATAATGGATTAGGTCTTTCTGCAAATCAATGTGGTTATGCACATCGTGTTTTTGTTATGGGTACGGGTGAGGAATATGTTGCATTCTTTAATCCTGAACTGATCTCTTCTGAAGGAGAAGTTCATATGGATGAAGGTTGCCTTTCTTTTCCAATGTTGACATTAAAGGTAACAAGACCAAAAACAATTCAGGTAAAATACCAAGACTTCAAAGGTGAAACACATACCAAAACTTTTGAAGGATTAACCGCCAGGTGTTTCCTGCATGAACTTGACCACATGAACGGAATAGTGTATACTGACAGGACTAAACCTCTTGCACTTCAACTTGGTTTGAAAAAACTGAGTAAGTTAAACAAGAAGATGCTTAAGTTTCAAAAGTACAATCTATCAAAAAAGAAATAATTAATGGCGAAGAAAAAAGTATATCCATCGTTCGATGAACAGTGGCGTCTTTGGCAAATTGAAAATGAGCCAGCACGTTTCACTCATATTGATACCGAGAAACTAAAACAATCTTTAGTCGATGACTTGACGAAGGCATCCAACATGGATGTCCGTGAATATACTTTGTATCAAAAGTGGTGTGAGGTACATGAGAAGTATCCCACAAGAGAGATCAATACTATTTTTGATGGATATCAGGTTCAATTGGTCGACAACAACCAAATGAAGATGATTGAAGAAGTCAAATCGAATTTCTGGATGCCAGAAACACCAGAGTGTTATGAGAAACTAAAACCTAAAATGGTCTTGTCTAATGGACCTTTGGCAGAAACCTGGAACACCATTCGTACCTTCTCTTCAACAATGAAGAACAATTCAAACATTGGTCGAAACTTGTTCTACACTGTTCAAGATGAAGTTACAGGTAAATATCTTGGTGTCATCTGCATTTCATCCGACTTTCTTGACTTGACACCGCGAGACAAGGCAATTGGTTGGGAAAGAACCATCAAGACACAAGGTAATATGATTAATCATACTGCAATCGGTTCGACCATCGTACCTTTGCAACCTCTTGGATTCAACTATATGGGCGGCAAATTATTGGCACTACTTTGTCTCTCTGATACTGTACAGAAAGATTGGAAGAGACAATATGGTGATGTACTCGTAGGTGTGACAACAACATCACTCTATGGTAATACCAAATCAAATGGTCTGTCTCAGTATGATGGGCTTGAACACTGGAACAAAATGGGTTTCTCTAGTGGTTCTGTTGCATTCGAACCGACAAAGAAGACCGTTAATGCTGTCTATGATTGGGTGAAAGAAAATCACACTCAAAAATATTTCGAATGGTGGGAAGCCAAAAAACCAAATGGTTTGCCTTTTAAACGTGATCATAAAAACCGCACGTTGAATTTCGCATATCCAAAACTTGGCATTCCTAAAAACCTGGTTCGTACCGAACATCAAAGAGGCATTTATTTTTCTCCTCTTTATAATAATACCAATGAATTCTTAAGAAAAGAAATTGGTGAAAATGAACTGATCAAATCTTTCGATACATCCGAAGAAACCCTATCGAATATTTGGAAAATCAAATATGCCAAAGGTAGGATTTCCATGTTGAAGAAGAAGAACAATGTCTCTTATGAGTCTTTGTTTTATGATGATTTGATCTTCTTGTCTTGGGAAGAAACCAAGGCAAAATACCTGCCACAAGTTGGCAGATAATTCAAGTATACCATGAAAATACTTGACACGGTGTCTATATAATAGTATACTGTGAAGACTTGCAAAACGCAAGATTTTTGTTAAACCTTGTCATTATGGAGATTACTATGACTAAATTATCCGCTAAGCAACGCCTACTTAACTTTCTGAGCAAGAAAGAAGGCTACAACACCCTCTCTACCGCACAAGCTCGTGCTCGCTTCGGCATCCAGAATGTCAGCGCTCGTATCGATGAGCTGCGTCAAGAAGGTCATGTTATCTACACGAACACCAAGACCCGCGCTGACGGTTCTAAGGTTTCTGTTTATCGTATGGGCACACCAACCAAAGCTTTGGTTCGTGCTGCACGCCAAGCCGGTTACAGTTTCAACGCTTAATTGACGTTTGACTGGGAGACCACCATGGGGTGGTTCTCCCTTTTTTTATTTTTGGAGAGATAATGGAAATTTCAATTAAAAAAGAAGAGCTTCAAAAGAAAAGTATTTTCGTTGCAACACCTATGTATGGTGGTATGAATCACGGACTGTATGCCAAGGCTTGCCTTGATTTGCAGTCTATTTGTATTCAGTATGGTGTACAAGTTAAATTTTCATTTCTCTTCAATGAATCTTTGATTACACGTGCAAGAAACTACCTTGTTGATGAGTTCTTAAATCGTTCAAACTGCACACATATGTTGTTTATTGACTCTGATATTCACTTTGATCCGAAAGATGTGATTGCACTTCTTGCTCTGGACAAAGATGTTATCGGTGGTCCTTATCCTAAGAAAGCTATTAAATGGCGTTCTGTTAAGAAAGCCATGGAGAGAAATCCAGAAATCGATGCTCAAGCTTTGGAGAAAGTAACTGGTGATTATGTTTTCAATCCCGTTCGTGGTACTGAAAAGTTTTCTGTGTCTGAACCACTTGAAGTTCTGGAAATTGGTACGGGCTTTATGATGATTAAGCGTGAAGTATTCCCCAAGATGGAAGAAGCGTACCCACAGTTGCGTTATAAACCCGATCACGTTGGCCAGGCACATTTTGATGGTTCGCGTTACATTCACGCTTTCTTTGATACTATCATTGATACTGAAGATTCTGCAACTGGCGGCGGCACAGATCGTTATCTGTCTGAAGATTATATGTTCTGTCAACTCTGGCGTAAACTTGGTGGACAAATCTGGCTTTGCCCTTGGATGCGTACTGATCACATCGGTACATATCACTTCAAAGGCGACATGCCTGCTGTTGCGAATTTTGTTGGAGAAATGTGATGATTGTAGGCCTACTTGGATTCATTGGTTCAGGTAAAGGCACAGCAGGTGACATCCTTAGAGACATGGGCTTTACTCCTTTGAGTTTTGCCAAAGGTGTTAAGGATGTTGCCGCTGAAATGTTTGGCTGGCCTAGACACCTTCTAGAAGGTGATACTGATGCCTCCCGCAAGTGGCGAGAACAACCTGACGAATTTTGGTCTAAAGAATTTGGAAAAGATTTTACACCAAGACTCGCATTACAGTTGTTGGGCACAGAAGTTGGTAGAGATGTATTTCACAAAGATTTTTGGGTTATTAAAATGAAGAGATACATCATGTCGAACCCGGAACAAAATTTTGTTATCACTGATGTTCGTTTTGAAAATGAAATACAATTTGTACATGATCAAGGTGGCATTTTGATTGAAATACAAAGAGGTGTTAAACCACATTGGTATGACATTGCAAGAAAAGCAAACCGCGGTGATCGTGCTGCAGAAAGCTTCATGTTGCGATCTGGTATACATGAATCTGAGTGGCGTTGGATTGGCGGACATATTGATTATATCATTGAGAATGATGGTACATTGGAAGACTTGAAGAAAAAGGTCACCAAAAAACTTGAACTTTCCTACGGTTCTAGTACAATTGAAGAAATGTAATAAGGAGTATATTATGAAATTATCGAGTGAGACACTAACAGTGTTGAAAAACTTTGCTGGCATTAATTCCGGCATTGAATTTAAAACAGGCAATAAGATTGCAACCATTTCGTCAACTAAAACGGTTCTTGCAAAAGCAACCTTACCTGATGAGTTCCCACAAGACTTTTGCATCTATGATCTGAATCAATTTTTGTCGGTGTTCTCTCTGAACAAAGATACTGAATTGGATTTCGATACACAACATGTGATCTTTAAATCTGGTCGCAGCAAAACAAAATATCGTACTACTGTAAAGACGATGATCGTTTCTCCTCCAGATAAAGAACTGAAACTACCAACAGTCGATGGTGAGTTTGTGTTGAAAGATGAAGACTTGGCCCAGGCATTGAAGAATGCTGCCGTTCTTGGATCGTCACACATTGCATTTCAATCTGATGGTTCTAAAGTTGTCGTTTCGACATTCGATGCCAAGGATGATTCTGCACACACGAACACAATCGAAATCGGCGAGATTAATAATGAAAAAGTTTTTAAGGCAGTTTTTCTTGCTGAAAACTTTAAGATGATTCCTGGCACTTACACTGTTGAAGTCTCGTCACAGGGGCTTGCTTCATTCAAGAATGAAAAGGGTGATCTGCAATATTGGATTGCCATCGAAGCCAAAGAATCTAAATTCGGAGAATAACATGTTGATTTATTTTACTGATGCAATGTCTAAAAAACCAATTGCAATTAATCCTGAACATGTTATTGCTGTATTGGAATCTCCAAATACGGAAGAAGTTCCGGGAAACACTGTCGTCAACTTGATCACAGGCACTGTTGCTCTAGAACAAATGATGTTGGATGTTGTTGGATTGATTAATGGAGAACTTAACAAATGACTAAAGTGAATACACTATTTGGTTCTTATGATGAAGAACAACTTAAAAAATTGAAAGGTTATGTTGATGAGATGGTTCTACACATGAACCGCAATCAATCGAATAATGAGGCAATCAAAGATATCGTTGATGCTGCCAATGATGAGTTGAAAGTTCCTAAAAAGATTGTTAAACGCATGGCAAAAACCCAGTTCAAACAATCTTTCCACACAGAGGTTGCCGAATCTAAAGAATTTGAAGCCCTTTTCGAATCGATGTTGGATGTAAAATGAATCCGGCCAGCAGAAGAAATTTTGCAAAAGGCCTGGGATTAACAGGCCTTTTTTTGGCTGGCGTTGCAGGTTACAAAGAAGTCCAAGAACGTATTGTTTATAAACAAGATGAGTTGCCAACCAAAGAGTTGGAAAAACAACTTGAAAAGAAACCTGTGTTGCAACTTCAAGCAACATATGGTGAAGAATTGCCACCACAACAGAGTTCTTATGGAAACTATTTTCTTGTCGGTACCGGACCAAATTATAAACCTGGCACAGAAAAAAATGTTAGAGTGAATATTGTACCAGGTCCTGATGGTAAACTTTATGTCAAAGAGAATGACACTTGGCGTAAAATCTGATATACTGATGCTTTATACTATGGAGAACGTGAATGGAATTGAAACATGCATTGTGGGTGGAAAAGTATCGCCCACATAAAATTGAAGATTGTATCCTACCGGAAGATATCAAAACTACATTTCAGGAATATGTTAACAGAAAAGAAATCCCAACTTTGCTTCTTGCTGGATCCGCAGGGGTCGGCAAAACTACAGTCGCCAAAGCACTTTGCGAAGAAGTCGGATGTGACTACATCGTCA